TTGGCTTTCTGCATCTGCCATTCTAGTTTCTTTTCTTCCAAATCTAGTTTTTGTTTTTGCATCTGCATTTGAATAACTTTTAGTTTTTTATCCATTTTTGCTTGTTTAGCAGTAATAGCATTACTCATCATCTTAGCGGCGCTGTCAAATACTGGAGCCGCATGACGATCTTCCACATTCTGTCCCAAGTCCATTAATGTCTGAAAGGCATCCATTGCGTCTTGGGCATATTTGTCCATATCACTGTCTAATGCTTCTAGATTTTTTACTGGAGTTAGTGCTTGGTCAATTTTGTCAACTTGAGCCAATGCATGCTGTAGCTCATCAATATTTTCAGCTACTGGTTCTACTAGTGTGTTTGTTACTTCAATTTCTTCTTCAATTTCATCTAATGGGGGAAGATTAAAAGTTTCTTCTAGTTTTTTGGTCATCGTTTTTTCCTTTTGGGTTTACTGCCTTGGGGACTTCTAAACAATTCGTTTTCTGTAATAATACGGAAACCTAAACCTTGTTGATTTGCCCACTGCCTAGCAATTTTCCACTTTGCTTCATTTACCATTGCTGCGGCTCTATCTTGCATACTCTTGGCATTTCCCATTATTTGTTTACTGGGTTTTACTTCGATTATTTCTGCATGTTTTTTGCCGTTCATATCTTCATATATAATGAAAAAATCAGGAACATATGTAGTAGCCTTGCCTGTTAATGGATTTCTATAAGGTATACGGTGGCTTTCACTTGCCCATGCCAGTATGTTAGGATGTTTGTCACACATACGCATGAACTGAAGTTCCCATCCACTACGATAAGTTGGCATTCTTTTACCAATATATTTTTCTTTGTTGATGGGTTCGTATTTGCCTTGTTGATATTTTGCCATACTGGTATTTATGGACTTACATTAGGGTCTCTATCCGGAATATCTGTAACACTGATACTCTCAGGCTGGAAGGTTGCATTCCATAATACTGCACCACTGTCACTATAACTTAATGTATCGCCATTTACATTTGTTAGTAAACAGTTTTTAAGTTTTGTAGTTCTAACATTGCCGGCTTCGCCATATTGTTTGACTTTGATCTCTGGAAAAAAGTATCTATTTCCAAAAGCAGGTGTAAATCCCATGTTTGTGTCAAAAAAGTCACCCAATACTGTATCAGCATTGCCTGATCCATCAATAAATGGGTCGATACCATTACCAGTATTATAGTAGTTTGCAATATAATCTTTTAATAGGTTGTGAAATTTACCATCATTGGTGTCATAAAAATTAACTACTAATTGACCATAATTTAGTTTTGTTTGTACAACACGTTTACGGTTATACTGATTCATAATTTGAGTATCAAAACTGTAACCCGGTAAGGTTAGGTCCTGTACTCTTAAAAATTCTAAATTTGTGTTTTGAGTTTCTATTTCTAGGCTAAAGTTAAAGCGTTGTCTGGGTATCGCCGTATAAGTACCTCCGGTCCCGGCGTTATTACCGGGACCAAAGAATACTTCACTTGCGTGTTGGCGAATTGACATTGGCTAACTTTACCCTATTAACCATTCGAGGTTGCTAGAGATGCGGTTGGATCTGTATTACCACCTGTAAATAGATCCTGTGTTCCGAATGCCTTGTGTTGTGCGTTGTCGTAACGGATAGTTACTGTAACAATTTGCGCTTCACTAGTTGCATAGTTACTTTCACCATATGCTACGTTCTGAATATAGCATCCATATAGTTCCCACTTATCTAGTGTATCTGCTTCAGCATTACCACCGTCTAGTGTTTCAATATTTGTCTGGAATTTGTAACCACTGCCACTTTGTGGGCTTGCTTGGTTTACCATGTCAATTTGACGACTCATTTGTTCGTTAATCTGTGTAATTACAGTGTTTGAAACGTCATCGCGGATTGTAATTGTAACCGCTTCCCAAGTATGCTTACCTGCTAGGTAAATACGTGAGTTGTACGTATCAAGTGTTACTTCGTCATGACTTAGTGTCGGACGAGTCACGCTCACTACGTTACTTGTTACCACTTCACTAGTATCAAATCCAAATGATACACGGAAACGATATTGCATCTTCGGCATAATGGTACCAGGAGCAGTATTGCTCGTTGTAGGTACACTTAAATTTGTTAATAC